CTCGTAGCCCCCTCCCAGTGGAAGGCCTACCACGGCCTCCGGGGGCCCGACAAAGAACTCTCCCGCGCGCTGGCGATCCGGAAGTGGCCCGACCACAACCGCCGCCTCGACCGGAAAAAAGACGCCGACCGGGCCGAAGCCCTCCTGATCGGCGACTGGTACTACGTCCGCTGTGTCCTGCCCCGCAACGCGGAGATTTTCGCATGAGCAGAGGCGACGGCAAGAACCCCAAGTTCCGCATCCTGTGCAAACGCTGCAACAGCTACCAGCACACGTCCGCCGAAATCGTGACTGCCGGGGCTTTCGTCATCGGTTTTCGTATCGCCTGCACCAAATGCGGCAACACCGCTAACAAATTTGACGAGGAAGCATGAGCAAGCCCCTGTTCCCCCATCAGCATAAAGGCGCGGTGCGGATCGCCGAGAAGGTCCCGACCTATCTCGCCCTCGACATGGGCATCGGCAAGACCCGCACGTTTATCGAAGCCGTCGCGATGCGCGGCGCGAAGCGCGTGCTGGTGATCTGTCCGGCCAGCGCCGTTCTTGTCTGGAAGCGCGAAATCGGCCTCTGGCACCCCGGGGCCACGTTCGTCATCGTCAAGAGCAATGCCGATCTCGTCAAGCCTGCGCTCTACTTCATCGTCTCGCACGGCCTCATGTCCGTGCTCGGCGGCGTCGCCGAAGCCTTGGCCGTCGGGCCCGCCTTCGACATGACCGCCATCGACGAGGCGCACGCTTTTAACGCAGCGGATACCAACCGGGTCAAGGCGCTGCGCCGTGCCGCGTCCCGGCTGGGGCAGGTGGTACCTCTTAGTGGAACTCCCATGAAGAACCACGCCGGAGATCTCTACACGCTGTTGTCGATCTGCTGGCCGGAGGGCCTCAAGCACCCGTCCGGGGCCCTGATGAACCGCTACGATTTCGAGGAACGGTTCTGCAAGGTGACGCATCGCTCTTTCGGCGGCCGCCACATGGTCCGGGTGATCGAAGGCTCCAAGAACCTCGACACCCTCAAGGCGATGATCGCGCCCTTCATGCTGCGGGTCCGCATGGAAGATGTTCTCAAGGATCTGCCCGCCATCATCTGGGATCAGGTGCCGGTGCCGCTGGACCCGGTGCACCTGTCCGGGGCGGATGCCGAAATGCTGGAACGCGCGGTCACGAAGCTGACCGCCGAACAGGGCGCTATGGCAAGCCTCGACGTGCTGACCGCAGCCCTCGCCGCCATGAGCAAGGACGCCGGTCTGATGAAGCTGCGCCGGATGCTGGGGCTCGCCAAGCTGCGCGGCGCGACCGAGTACATCCTCGACATGCTCGATAATCTCCCAGCCAGTCGCAAGGTATTGGTGTTCGCGCACCACGCCGAAGTCATAGCCTCATTGGCGAGACATTTTGGCGAACACCTTCCCGCCGTGCTGACGGGACAGAACACCCCGCGAGAGCGAGAGCAGGCCGTTGACAAGTTCCTGAACGATCCCCAGTGCCGCGTGTTCGTCGGCAACATTCAGGCGGCAGGAACCGCGATCACGCTCGTGGGGCCCAAATGCAAATGCAGCGATGTCGTCTTCGTCGAGAGTTCTTGGACCCCGATGGACAACGCGCAGGCGGCGTGCCGCGTCCACCGTATCGGCCAGCACGACGGTGTCGTTGCGCGGATGTTGTCTGCCGCGGGCACCGTCGATGATCTGATTAACGGGCTCCTTGTGAGAAAAGCCCGCGAGTTCACCCAACTGTTCGACACCGAAAAAGGAGAAAAAAGTGCCTGACCCGCTTACCCCGCCCGTCGTCATCAAGGTCACGACCGACGACCCGGACCATAGTTACTACGTCCATTTCGACCGTGACAGCCACGCGCTGATCGCCGTGCGGGAGTACAAGACGCTCTATACCCCGTTGATGGGAGCCATGGCTCCCCGCACCAAGCGTGTCGTCGAAACCGCGCGCACCCAACTCAAAGCCCCCGAAACCCTAGGAGTAAAGCAATGAAGATCACGTTTGAAGGCAATACGTTCCACGACATTCTCGGACAGATGGAGGACACGCTGGCGCACGCCGCGAAAAATATTTTGAAAACGATGTCCGAAAAGTCAGACAAGAAGGCGATACCTCCGGCAGCTCCTCAGGGCCCGGGCCCTGAACCGCTTGACAAGCTGTTCGAGGACCACCCCTCGATGAACCCGCCCCCTGTGGACAAGACTGTGGATAAACCAGCGAAGCCGGTGAACCCGCAGATCGCCAAGATGCAGGCCGCCAAGGCTGCGAAAAAAGCCGAACGGGAAGCCGCCGCCGCCCAACCGGCACCCGCTCCCGCGCCTACGCCGAAAGCCGCCGCGCCGCTGGACCCTGCCGATCTGGTCAAGCTGCGAACCAGAACCATCGAGGAGCTTCAGGCGGCTTACGCCAACGGGCACCAGAAGGAAGTGTTCGAGCTGCTGTCCCGTTTCGGCAACGGCGCAAAGAGTTTCCGCGAACTGCCGCCGGAAGCCTTCGCGCCGATCCGTGAAGCTATCGACTTGGGGGCCCTGACATGAAGCGGCTCGCGCTACTTCTGGCGTTGATCCCTGCCGCTGCGGCGGCGGGGGACTACGTCATGCCCCGCATCCCGACCGAAGCCGAGAAGATCGAGGCGCTGCGGCTCGCCTACATCCTCAACGGCTTCTCGATGACGCGGGACTTGTCTGCCGGTTCGATTGATGTGTCGCAGTTGATGAACCCGGTCCTGACCCCGGGCGTGGTGCGGACCATCCCGATCAAGCCGGACAAGCGCAAATGAGTGAAGACCAACTAGACGGAAACCGCCCGCTGCCATTCGACCGGGACCAGCTTGGGCGCTTGGTGCGCGAGGCGTGGGTCCGTTGGGCGAAGACCCAGCCCAACCCCAAGCCCGATTGGCTCCTGCCCTACGACGAACTTTCCGAGCCGGACAAGGAAGCCGACCGGCAAATCGGCGAGGCGTTGTCCCGGTGGACGCTCATAGGCGATGCTGCCCGCGTTGCTCAAACATCGGCTCACCTAGAAGACTTGGCCCAATGGGCGGAGGCGGCAGTTGAATTTTTCCCGGTTCACGGCGGGAAGTTCAAAGAGATCGCAACAGCACTCCGGTCCGGGCGGGTGGGCGAGCGATGAACAAGTGGGAAGCCCGAAGTCGGCTGCGCTATGGTTCTGAGCATCAGGGATGGTTTGGCTCATTACGGGCGGCCCAAGACTTCGCCGATGCCGAGATCAAACGCAACGGCAGTATCGGGCGCATCGAGGCGGTCAATCGCGGTACGCGCACGGTTTACTATAACGTGTACGAAGAATTGACCTAGACAACCGGGAGACTACACATGAGCGCGCACGCGGCCTGTTCGCCTTCTTCCGCCGCGATGTGGCTGGCATGCCCCGCCAGCGTCACCAAGACGAAGGACGTCCTGCGTCCTTCGTCAAAGTACGCTCGCGAGGGCACCGCCGCGCACGCGGTTGCCGAAATGACCTTGAAGGGCGATATTTTCCTGCCTGATAAAGTTTCCGTCGAAGGCGACGAGGTCATCGTGAGCCCCGGCATGTGCCGGGCGCTCCGGCCCTACGTCGATCACGTTCAGGGCTTGATGGCTCTGGAAGGGGCCCGGGTCTTTCTCGAAAAGCGCCTGTCCGTCCCCTACACCCACGGCATGGTCTGGGGCACGCTCGACTGCGGGGTCTGGACCGGAGAGGATCTGTACGTCACCGATCTCAAATTCGGCAAGGGCGTTGCCGTCGATCCCGCCGGGCCTCAACTCAAGTTCTACGCGCTGGCCTTGGCGTCGTTCGTCGGCGAGTTCTACGTCGGTACGGAAGTCACCCTCACCATCTGCCAGCCGCGCATCGAGGGCAACCCGCTGCGCTCGCACGTCACGACGCTGGGGGAGTTGCAGGATTGGCGCGACACCGTGGTCAAACCGGCGGTGCGCCTTATCAAGAGCGGCGACACCACCGAAAACGCGGGCGCGCATTGCCGCTGGTGCGTCCGCAAGACCGAATGCAGGGCCTTCGCGGCCAAGCATCAGGGCCACGCCTCGGCGGCTTTCGATGACGGACTGGAGATCTTCGCATGAGTAGACGCAAGAACCCGCCTAGCAATATCCCGAGGGCCCGAGCCCTGCTGGCTATGGGCATCAAGACCAAGGACTGGGACTACGTCGTTGCCGCGCTTCCCTTGATGGTTCGGGCAAAAGCCGCGCGGCGAGCCCCGCGCACCAAACACAAGATTACGGCGGCGCAGATCCGCGCCACAAAACGAATGGCGGCGGCAGAGCCGTATACGAGCCTCCACAAGATCACCAACCGCGTCGGCCTGCCGAATGCGGGCAGGGCCAGCGAGATCGTGAATGAACTGCGAAAATAATTGAAATCAGACGTTGACAGGGGGTTTGATTTCGACCTATAGTAACCCTGTTACTAAACTGGAAAGAGGAACTAAATTATGACTGCCATCAATACCCCCTACGCGACACTCTCGTTCGCGAACATCTTCACCCCGCGCCCCCGGGCCGAGGGCGGAGATCCCGTCTACTCCTGCTCGCTGCTGTTCGATCCCGCGCAGCAAAAATCCCCGGCCTACAAGGCTCTCCAAGACGCCTGCATCCAAGCGGCGCGTGCCGAGTGGGGCGACAACATCAACCTCAAGCAGGTGAAAATGCCGTTCCGCGATTGCGGCGAGAAATCATATGACGGGTATCATCCCGGCCATACGTTCATCAGCCCGTGGTCAAAAAATAAGCCCGGCGTCGTCGATACCAACCGGCAGGACATTCTCCTGCCCGACGAAGTCTGGAGCGGCCAGCTTGTGCGTGCGAACGTCGTGCCGTTCGCGTGGACGCACACGGGGCGCAAGGGTGTCTCGTTTGGCCTTAACCACCTACAGATCATCCAATCCGAAGGGCGTCAGCGCCTCGACGGACGCCCCGCTGCCTCGTCGGCGTTCGACGACGGCGAGGTCAAGGAAACCGAGGGGGTGCCGTTCTAATGGCCGCCATCAACGAACGCCCCGGCCCGGGCGACCTGCTCACCCATGCGTTCGAGCTTATCAACGCGCGGGGGATCGACTACAACACCGGCACGCTCGACCAGCACTTTCGCGAAGCTGCGGCGATTGCGACGGTGGTGCTGGGCAAGGAAGTCACGGCGCGCGACATTGCGATGATTATGGCGTGCGTCAAGCTGCTGCGGTCGAAGGCGTCGCCCGAGAAGCTCGACAACTACGTTGACGGCATGAACTATCTGGCGTTCGCCGCGTGCTTCACGGGGCTGGTGCCGCTGAACCTGCCGGTGAAGGCCCCGGCCAAGCTCAAGGCTGTCTCGGGAGAGGAAACCGGCTCGTAAACAGTTCCCTCGAAAAAGAACCCCGCCAGAGCGATCTGGCGGGGTTTTCAGTTGCTTACCCGTTTAGGGTTATAGCACTACTGCGATCCCTTTTGCAGCCACGCATTTGCGGCATCCTGCCCGACCGCGTTGGTGAAGGTCTGCACGTCGCTTGGCGACATGCCGAGGGCCTGCCAGCTTCTCCCGCCGCCGCCGATCTCCCCCAACGTGCGTTGCAGGTCGTTGGTCATCTGCTGCGGATTGTACTGCTGCATGCCGCCGCCCGCCGAGAAGTCGCCGCCGAAGCCGGGGTTGTAGCCGAGATTGGGATACGGCCCGTTGGCCGGTGGGCTCTGCGCCCCGGCATAGGGGCTGGACTGGGCCATCGTCCACGCAAGCTGATCCCGCGATGTGTCGCTGCCGATGCCGCCCTGACCGCTGGGCGTGCCCTGCGCGCCGGATGCCTGCATCGCCCGGTTGAAGGTCGCCTGATCCCCCGCCGACATGCGACCCCACATTCCCGGATCGACGCCGTAGCTGTTGGCGTTGCCGCCGTAGCCGCCGCCGATGTTCTGCTGCGCCGAAGGCGCGAAGCTGGAGGGTGAGAACGGGTTATAGCCGCCGCTGTCGTACTGCGTGAAAGGATTATACGCGGGCTGGGCCGCAGCGGGCGCGGTCATTTCGGTGAAGTATCTGTTCCAGTCCACTTGACCCTGCGGCACCGCCGGAGGCGCGGGCTCTGGGACTGGCGGGAAATTCGCTCCCTGATCCGGCTGGTTGGGAACCCGGGCCGCGTCGCTGCCGATGCCGCCGCCCATGGTCCGGTTGAACGTCTGTTGATCCCCGGGCGACATGGTGCTCCATGTTCCGGGATCGACGCCGTAGATGTTGCCGCCGGTCGCGGTCGTGTAGTCGCGGCCGAGGCCCGAGTAGTAGCTGGTCTGGGCCCCGAAGCCGCCGGACTGGGCAAACGGATCGTACTGGGGGCCCGTGATCTGGCTGTTGAGGTTGCCGAGGTAGTTGTTGGTCTGCCCCGTCGAGGCCAGCGCGTTGTTGAAACCCGAGAACGGGTTGAACGCATTGTCCGAGTAGCCGCTGAACAGGTCCATGGTCTAGCTCCCCGGATAATTCCCGCCATTCATCATGTTGGGCCAGTAAAAGCCTCCGCCACCGTAGGGCTGCGTGCTGGTGCCACCGTTGAAGCCGCCGCCGGGGTCTGGGAACCGGCTGTCAAAGGTCTCGGACGGACCTTTGAAGGGCCCATAAGGCCATGCGGCTTCATCGAGCGGAGACGGTTGTGCGGGTGTCGATCCCCCGCCACCTCCACCCCCACCTCCGCCACCGAAGAAGTCGGCACCACCATAACCGCCGCCGTAGAGCCCGCCGCCGATGTTGGCAGGAGGAAGCCCCGCGCCGCTGAAGGCGTTATAGCCGCTCGGGATCTGCGGGGCCCCCATCGCGCCGCCGCCATAGGGCCCGGCGACCCCGGTCGGAATGGCCTTGCCTTGCGACGCCTGTCTGAACAGCATGATGTCGGTCGGCGACATGCGCGCCAGCAGGGATGCGGGAATGTCGGAATTGTCGGCTTGCGCCGGGACGCCGGTCGGGGCCGTCGGCGTCGAATACTGCACGGTGCCGCCGCTCAGGGCCTGCTGCGGCTGTTGCGCCATCTGCTGCGCAAGCTGATCCCGGCCGCCTCCGGCACCGGCCATGGTCTGGTTGAAGGTCATCATGTCGGAAGGAGACATGCGGCCCCAAAGGCTTTGGTCTACGCCATAGGTGTTATCGGGCATCGCTCAATCCTCCGGAATATCGACGATCTGGGGCATCGGGTGCGGCGACGGCGGCGCATCCGCCTTGCCGTCGTAATTCTCGTCGGGAATATTCTCGAACATCAGGGCCTCCGAGGCCCGGCGACGGGTCAGCCCTGCGAGTTCCTTGCCGTTGGCTTTGTTCCAGCGTTTGAACTCTTGGGCCGCGCCCTTGTAGTCGCCCGCGTTGAGCTTCTTCAGCAGCGTGCTCTTGCTCAGGTTTCCTTCGCCGACGTTGTAGGTGAAGGAGACGAGGGCGTCGAACTGGAAGGCGGTCAGCGGCACCGTCACCAGATGCTTCACGGCGTCCTCGAAGCCCTTCATGTCGTCGGTGAAAGCCGCATCGCAGTCGGCCTGCGACCAGACGTCCTCGTTGGTGAACTTGATGCCGTGGTGGTTGGTGTGGCCCCAGCCAATCGTCAGCACGCCTGCCGGGCACTTGTAGGCTTTGAAACCGTCCTTCACCGGCTTGAGGCAACTCTCGAAATGCTTGACGAGGTTGGCCCCGCGTTCGGTGAGAATAAGGCTGTCGTTCTGCTCGTGGCTCATTTAGGGCCTCCACATTTCGGCGGGTTCCACTCCAGCATGTCGGTTCGCGCGACGTCGTAGATGTGCAGGCCCTCCTGCATCCCCGCGCTGGCTCGCTTGGGCTGGTCGAGGTGGTCTTTCACCCAGCCCTCGAACAGCTTCTGGGTGTGGGCCTTCAGCGCGAGCCCGAGGCCATCCAAGGTCAGCTTGCGGGTCGCCTCCCGGGCCTCGTCGTCCATGCACAGCGGCGGCGCTTGCGCCGTTGCCGGTTGGGCCCTGTCGGGGAATAGGGCTTGGGCCAGCAGTGCCAGCAAGACCGCGACGCCTACGGCGACAAACGCCACCCACCAATCCTTGACCGGCAACATCGACTAGCATCCCTTGCAGATCCTCGGTTGACCCGTGTCCAGCGGCGGCATCGGCTCGATGTTACTTCCCGAAGTGGAGAAAGGGGTTCGGGCCGCCACCTACCAAGACGGAAATAAGAGCGATCAGGGCCAGCAGGAGCACGATCACCCATACGCCTTTTTTGACTTGGGCGGGGATCGGAAAGATGAAACTTTCGATGACCCAGATCGCCAAGTAGATCACGCCCGCGAGCACGATCAGGCCAATGAGGAACCAAAGAACGCTGATTGCCATGGAGGCCATTTGTTGTCTCTCCTATTTTTTCTGGGTTTCCGGCGGCGAAGGCCCGGGCCCCGACGCCTTCGAGCGGACGATCCCGCTGGTCATCGCGGCGGCGACGTAATTAGACAAATCGTTCAGCTTCACGGTCTCCGGGTTCGACGTGTCCTGATGGATGGTCTGTTCGCCCGTGGTGTCGTTGGTGATGGTATCGCCAACGAACACGGTGACGTCGGGGTTGGGTTCTCCGGGCTTCAGGTCGGCCTGAAAGCGCCAAGGATAGGCTGTCATGTCGGGTTTCCTTTCGTTGTTTTAAGTGGCTTCCAATACTTCGATCCGGGCCTTGAGTTCCTTCACCGCGTTGATAAGCGCGAAGATCAGCGGCGTGGTGTCGAGATCGCGCAGGTCGTCCACGGCAGCGCCATCGATGAAGGCTGACCGCTTGGTCACCATCTCGGGGATGATGGCTTCGACCTCCTGTGCGATCAGTCCGGCGTATTTGGTTCCCGCCTTGGCGACGTTGAGATGCAGGCTGTTCGGGTACGGCACCGTCAGGGGCTCCTTGCTGGCGCTGTCCTCGTTCAACGGATCGGATTTGAGGTGTGCGGGGGCTTCCGGCGTGTCGTTGCCCTTGTAGGTATAGTAAATCGGGCGCAGCCCTGCGATCTCGGCGAGGCCCCGTGTGTAGTCCCCGAGTTCGTTCTTGATCCGGCTGTCGGAAGCCGCCGCCCACGCCCCGCCGCCCGGCTTGGTGGCGTTGGCTCCGGTGATGGTGAAGTCGCCGTTGAAGTTGGAGGAAAACGCTACTGCGTTGTTGGCGACCCAGTTGAGCTGGCCGACTGCCGTTAAGATCGACCAGTAGTAGCCGCCGGGGATCATTTGCAGCAGCGTTTGAGTATTCTGCCACGCAAAATAGCCCTGATTGCTGTTGCCGAGAAGTAGCGTGCCGGTGCCGTCGGTGTTTTGGACGTTGAGCGAGCCGCCTTTCAGATAGTAATTAACGCTGTCGTAGTTCAAATATTTGGTGCCGGTATTTCCAAAAAAGACAGATGCGGAAGCGGAACTGGCACCGGTGGTTATGTTGTTACCGGCGTTCATCGTACCAGCAATGCCGATGCCACCCGCCACCGTCAGTGCGCCCGTGGTGGGCGAGGAGGAGGCGGTGGCGTCGGTGATGTTCAGCTTTGCGCCGTTAAGGATGAAGTTGGTGCCGTTGTACCAAAGGTAGTTGTTCGAGTTGTCACCGAAGCGAACAACACCCTGCCCGGTGCCCTGCCCAACGAAGATGTCCCCAATGGTGTGTATGCCTCCCCCCACCCCCACCCCGCCCGCCACCGTCAGCGCGCCCGTGGCGGCGGAGGTGGAGGCGGTGGTGTTGATAAGTTTCAGCGGATTGTTGCCGTGAAATTCGATTAACGCCTGTCCACCGCCAATTAAGAGTGAACCATCGCTGCTACGACGGCCAATTAAATGAGGCCCCACACTAGCATCACCAAACCGTACAGACGAACTGGCCGCATCAAAGCCTACTGAAATATTTCCACTCACCCCCACCCCGCCCGCGACCGTCAGCGCGCCCGTGGTGGGAGAGGAGGAGGCGGTGGTGTCGGCGATCTTAAACGATGAACCGACAAGGTTAAAATTAGCCGTGTCGTAATTCAGGTATTTGCCGTTTGCGGCAGTTCCGAAATAGTAGGTACCAGAGCTTGTCCCGTTCCCGCTGACAACGCCAGAACCGCCCGCAAAAAGCGCGCCAGCAAAATAGCCGTGAGTGGCAGCGTGTATTTCGCCGCCCACCCCCATCCCGCCCGCGACCGTCCGCGCGCCCGTGGTAGGCGAGGAGGAGGCGGTGGTC